TTATTTGTATCTGTAATCTATCACTTTAGAGATTAAATATATAGCAATAAAGTTGATTATTGATTGTAATAATAGGAGTATATAAGTTAACTCATTTCCGTGAAAAAAGAAAATTGTCGCAATCACTACACATATCAGGCTGAATAGAGAAAATAAAAACAAACTAATAGATGCCATGATATTACAGACTCTATTTTTCACGATCAGCATTACCAATGATCCTAAAATGATTATTCCGAGAAAGCAAGGGTCAAGCCCCCACCCATCATTTCTCAATGCAATGAGGCAAATGGCTATTATCAGCCAATAGGCAATGGTAGCCCAAAATATGAACTGTTCTTTTCGTATCATCTGTTAATTTGCGTATCACTCATACGATCTCGACTTCTTCTTCCTGCACAAATCGATCGATGCACTTCATGATCTCCTTACGCTGTGCATCAGTATCATCCATCTGCGGAATACGACAGGTATCTACAAAGTTTATTATCCGTTCGAAACAAGCCTCATCGCGCATAATGCGATCGAGATTGATATGCGCATTACGATAGTTATGGAGCGTATTATAGTAGAGTATTCTGATCGATTTTACATGTTCGTGTTTCGTGATCTCTCCCAAGATCAGTTTGTCTGACAATCCGCACGAATGCCCGATGATAAATACATTTATATTTTCGTTTGTATCGAGATAATATTGCAATCGTCTTTTATTGTTGGCTGCCAGATAAGCATGCCGTTTGATATTGTAAAGATATTCGTTTTCATCCTTATCCAACAGCGAATTGATCTCGCCATTGTCGGCAGCATAACCAAAAATGATTGGATTTGCTTCGGCAAAAAGCTCGCCATGAATATGTATCAGATCGGTTTCGGTTATCTCGTCTTTATACAAACGTTCGACCGTATCGGTATAATTAAAATTCAGTACTACAGACGTATCAGTGCAAAGGCTACCGAAAACGTACTGAAATGTTTCGTTCATCTCCGCATCTTTCTGTTCTTCTGTCCGCAAATATTCTTGCAAGGCTTCTTTCAGGTCTTCGAATTCTCGGTTCAATTGCTTTACTGCTTCTTCATCTTCACACAGATTGAGTTCTCTGAAATAAAATGTTTCAATATCTGCCCAAGTACCCTTGTTGGCTTTTTGCTTGAGCAGATTTAGTATAAAGGATGAAGGAAAAGGTTTATTTTTAAAATTCCTCCTTTCCCATTCATTAGTTTTTTTTTGATAATAGGCAGATAATCCTCCTTTGGATAATTCTGTAAAGAACTGCTCCAAACTCATGAGATCTTCCGGCAAGTTCAACAACTTAGTATATTTGCTCCTATCTTTCAAATGCTCCTCAATCATCCAAGTAATAAAATCGCCGTAAGAAGTCTTCATTCCGTGCGCCAAATCGAATCCGTTTCCAAGTATTATCAGGTTATTCATGCTCGTTTATGTTTTTTACAAATATAGTGTTTTGCACAGATAATCATCCAATCATTCTCCATTTGTTAAAATAATCTCCACATTCCTTCTGTCTATTTATATTTATTAGCTTTGAAAAAAAACATGAAGAGATACGCCCCATACCTATATCTACTCGTTATATTCACATTATCATCATGCCTATCTTTGAGTGGCCGCAAACATTACTCCGAAGAATCTTATTTTGTGCCTTATACCGACTCTGTCATCGATATCAGTGGAAAGTATAAAATGAATAAAGAAGAACTATATAGATATATGAATATTAACGCAAACAACTTTGACTATTTTGTTTCGAATAAACATCACAAACCTTACGAAGTAGTGGGCACTCCTTTTAGAGAAACAACGATAGATGAAAAACTAACAACAGATAGTACCAAATTAAACTTCGTCACTTTCAATTTCAATGGCAAAGATACTTTACAAGTAGTATATCGAGATAACGACTTTTGGTATGAAGTAAAATATAAAGGTAACCTCAAAAAAGACTGTTTTGAGGTTATGTTGCAAAATAAAAGATATCCATTTTTCCCTATTATATCAAGGTTCGATGCCGATCGCATCCGAATCGGACGAAACAAATCAAACGAAGTAGTAATACACAACTACAGCGAACATTGGGGAACCTTTCTCTTCTTCGGAGCACATAATGGTGGCGATGAAAGTGCTTTCATATTAGAAAGAATTGAAGAATAAAATCAGATATATCAATCCTCCTAAAATACACCATTTGTTAAAATAATCTCCACATTCGACAAGGCTCTTTATCAATAAGAAAAACAAAGAGCCTATGAATATTCCAATCTACAACTGTCTGATCGACGAGAGCGACGACGACGCTACGGGCATCTATGCCATTTCGTTTGTCGATTGTCCCGCCAACGAGGTCGATTTCGTTGCCCTCAGCCAACAGCACGAAGTACAGCTCAGTCGCGACGAGAAACGACAAATCCTGACGGGTGTCGTTCTTCAGCCCGATCAGCTGATTTATCGCAATACGCCTCAGATGGGCGAATATTACATCAAATTTTCGGCCGAGCAGATTGCCCTCATCGCACAGAAGATGATGCGACAAGGCATTGCGCTGCGCACCACTACACATCAGCACAGCCAACCGCTGGAAGGTAATTATATGACCGAAATGTGGATTGTAGAAGATCCCGAAAGAGATAAATCCCGCGCGCTGGGATTCGCCAACCTCCCCCAAGGCACACTTATGTGCAGCTATAAAATTGAAGACCGAACCTATTGGGACGAGCAGGTAATGGCGGGTCGTGTCAAAGGATTTTCTCTCGAAGGACTTTTCAACCAAGTGATTGCTTGCAGCAGTCACGCTACACAAACACAATCTAAAATTAAATCGCAAAAAATGAACAACAGAAAATCGAAACAAAGCTTGTTGAGACGCATCACCCGTCTGTTGCTCGGCATCGAAGATGTGAAGAAAAAAGACACGACCGACAGCGGCGAGCCTTATATCATCTTCACACTGGCCGACGGCAAAGAAGTGTATGCCGATCAGGACGGATTTGTGACTATGGACAGCGAACAGCTTCCTGCCGGCGAGCACAAATTGGCAAACGGCAATTTGTTGATCGTAGACAAAGACGGCAATCTGATCGAAACGCGCGAATCCTCCGAAAGCAACATCAATTCTCCAGAAGCCAAAGCGCGTGAAACGCTTCGTAAAAGCAATCAGCGACTTGCCGACAACGAGCCGACAGAGCAGCAACCGGCAGATGCTTCGGCAAACCTGAAAGCCAAGATAGCCGAAATGCAAACAGCTATCGACAACTTGACAGAAGCTTTGGAAGAAGCTCAGTCGCAGGTCGAAACGCTTCGCCGAGCTACACCTTCGGCTCGTCCGATGGTCGCTCCACGCGTCAGCGCTGATCGTCCGCAGTCAAATGCCGAGCGTATGGCAGCAGCCTTGTCGCAATCCATGCAAAGACGCAAATAACCCCTCTTATCCCCTAAAGGGGAAGAATTCGAGAAAAGCCCCTTTAGGGGTTTGGGGTCAAAGAAATAAAATCTATAATAAACTTTATTCCATTATCAAACAAACATTTAACACATGGCAAATAATTTATACAACATCGATGCGATGACTTACAGTCCGTCGACCAACATGGACTGGTTTACGAAAGCCGTTTTCGGTGGTCGTTTGATCGAACGCGGAAAAATCACACCCATCATCGGAGTGAAAGAAAGTACAATGCTCAACCTACTCGATTTGACAGGCAACCTGCTTCAGGCCGATGGTCGCGATTGTGCTTGGACTCCTCAGCAAATTACAAAACTGAGCAACAAGGAGCTGAAAGTAAAAACTTACAAAATCAACCTCGAACAATGTCTTGACGATCTTGAACGCAAACGCACTATCTGGATGATGGGTCCGGGCGCACGCAATCAAGAATTGCCCGACACGTTGGAAGAAGCTACAATGGCATTGCTTGCAAATGAATTAGCAAGCGAGATCGAGACTAAAATCTTTGCAGGCGACTCAGCTAAAGAAGGCGATTTCGACGGAGTAACAAAAGTCTTAACGGCAAGTACCGATGCGACTAAGATACAAGGTGTTGCTTTGACAAAAGACAACGTTTTGGAAGAAATTGCAAAAGCATTCGCAGCTCTACCCGAAGATGTTGCCGCAGCCGGATTAGAAAAAGAGAGCATCAATATCTACGTTTCGTATGCTACGCTGATGAAAGTAAAAATCGCCTTGGGCGGTGTATTTGGTAAAGACGTAGTTGTCAATCCGAACTTCATTGTCGAAAACGACGTAGTTAAATATCTTGGAGCCGAGATCGTTCCGGTGAAAGGTATCGGCGAAAACGACATGGTTGTTGCCGAATCGAGCAACTTCTTGTTGGGTACGGATTTGATGTCCGATTTGGAAGAAATCCGCTTGGGTCAATTCCCTGCTCCTAACGATAACAAGATCTTCATCGACGGACGTCTGCGCCTTGGATTCGCTATTCCGTTCGAAGACGAAACTGTATTCTACAGCCCTACCAATCAATAATTTGTTTCACACTTAAACACAAAAACACAATGAGTTGTAAATTAACATCAAGCATATCGAAGAAAAATTGCGAATACGCTATTTCGGGCATCAAGTCTATCTATCTGTTCAATTATGATGCTTCGAATAATTTCGATTTCGAAGAAACCGGCGATCAGGAGCGAATTACCATAACTGCTATATCGTTGCCCGAAGGCGAAAAAGCCTATAAAGTCGACTTTGCCGACAATACTGCTTCTTTCTCCGACGAGTTAGCACAGAACGGAAATGGCGGAAAATACCGCACTCACACGCTGAACTTTACTATTGATGCCTACGACTACGAATTGCTGAATCAAGACAAAGCCTTGAGTTTAGGCAAATTCACTGCCGTAGTTGTCGACAAAGCTGGTCGCAGCGTCGTTCTTGGCCGCAATAATGGTCTTTCAGCAACTTCATTCAACTATGCTTCAGGTGCTGCCGAAGCCGATGCTACGGGATGGACTGTTGTTATGGCAGGAACCGAAATTGAATCGGGTCGCCTCTTGAAAGACGAAAGCGTCGTTGCTTCTATAGCCGACAAACCTCGAGTTGTAGTTCCATAAATTCAAAATTCTTAATCAGACTAAAGCGGTTGTCTCGGTACGAGCGCCGCTTTTTTCGAAAAAACACAGAACGAATGATTCGCAAAATAATAAACGATATTGTTCATACGGGCGACTACAACAACGGTGGAATCAATAAGGTTTTCTTACTCGATATCAACGATTTTCGATCGTATCGCTTTCGCGACGATCATCTTTACGACAGTTGTTATGTCGAGCAAATCAATACTGAAGAAAACTTTTTCTCGGAACTGGAAGCTGTGGACGAAAGCTTTTTCAACGAGTCGCAGTCCAACGGATTGTATCGGCAAGAATTATCGACTTTCATCCGCACCATCGAAGCCCCCAAATCGTCCGATCTACTTCGGGCAAGCGTCACGAAGTATCTGGTTGCTTTCCGCAATACACAGGGGCGAACCTACTGCTTCGGATCGGATGGCGGAGCAACAATCCAATTTTCGCAGGTTTCGGGCAAGGTAGGCGAAGTTACGGGTTATCAGATAACCATCGTCAAAGATTCGATGTTTCCACTTTTCGAAGTCGATCCCGAAGTATTCCAAATCCGACTATTAGGAACAGAAAACCGTTTGGTTATATCGACCGAGGACAATATAAATTACATAAGATTAAAATAATGAAAATAAATGCTATTCCATTATCACAACTGCCGAATATAGACGATCCTTCGGGGATGTACGTATTCGCCTCGAAGACAGAGCCTAATGGAGAACTGTTTTCGGGGAAATTTTCTCTGGACTCTTTCCTTGCCGAAATGGCACAAAAACTTCAGCTCGAGCGTCGTCTGAGCTACACATTCGAGAAGAATGGTGCGGCCAGAGTTTTTACCGATGAGCCAATGACCATCTATCGTATTGCTACGAAAGATGTTGGCGAGTTGATCATTCAGATTGATGGCATTGATCAGCCGGTTCAGACCAATTCCGACATTAATATTTCGGTTCCTGCCGGTTCGGTTATTGGTATTGGGGCTAATTTACCCGAAGACAGACCAGAAGTTCAAGAAATGTATGTTTTTATTTACGCTAAAGCAAAATTATCATGATATATCAAGTAATCAAAACATTCGAAGACGGACGCGAGACGTTCGACATGCAGATCGACGATTGTGTTCTTTTAGGCGATCAGCCGAAAGCTTTTCAAGATTTATTCCACGAGTTTCGCGAAGGAAATTCAGCTGAGTTTGATAATTGCACAGCAATTTATTTGCCGGTAACGGATCGTATTTTATTCACCGAAAAAGAAAGCGAGGTAATCAATGAGCAATAATTATAGATGGAAGGATAATGCAACAGAAATAGACGGAACTATTATACCCTTTAAAAATCCTATATACATGAGTATTATTGGCCATAAAAATGGAAATGGCACAAAAAACAATCCATACCCCTTTAAAGCTTTAACAGTGATTAATAAAACAATTCTTTTATCATCAGGTTATTTAAAAGAAGAATTAATCACATCTGATTCTTATACTATAGGGCAAGGTATAAAAAATACAATTTTAAATAAACTAAGGGCTTATGGTGGTTATATAGCTCATTGTACAATAGAAACATTTTATTCTACCTCTGGTACATTACGCCCAGAATTTTGTGAGATACTTTTTCCTTTTCATCAAGCGAGAATACAACCTACAAATTGTATTATACGAAAGGATCTAGCATATGAGATATATAGGCCTAGTAATAGTTTCTTAGGTATATTTACATCTCTAGATAAAATTTTTGGTCACTATTCACTACTTGGGGATAGCGAAATATCTGTTTCGGCGTCCGATATTAAGAGCAAATATACACTTTACCTCGCCTTTTCCAATTGCAGATTCAAGATTGCAGAAGAAACTGAATATACGCCACTAGTAGGCAATACCGAAGAAGAGCTTAGAGCTGACTTCGCTGCTAGATGCGAAGCCCAAGGTATCGTTGTTCCTGAAGGCTCAGAACTGAATGATCCTAAAATAAAATTATATCGCTGGGTATTCTCCAATGATAAAAATGATCACGGATACGTTATCAAAGATTCTATAATCGATAAATTCCAGCAACGCAGAATGATCCGATTCGGATGGAAGAATGAACCTGTATCCCCTATAGAAATAACAACAGATACAACAAAAATCAACTCCCTATCAACAAAAACTGAAGAGATTCTGATTGATGATGAAAATCAATCGATCCGTTTCGCCGACAATATTGATATTGCAAATATGGATAACGGTGCTCAGACTGGTAAAGTACGATCCAATATCATTTGGATGGGAGAAGGTAAACAAAAACTTGATTCTGTCAATATTTTCCACAATCTGGCAACTCAATACGGAGTAATGATTGATAGTGATCCTGCAATCGTTCCAGTGGGAAGAAATTCAATCGAAGGCGGGCAGATGTATTTGGTACGGACTAAAGCCGCAGGAAAACAATCAATAATCTATAACGAAAAGAGCTATAGCACATCTCTGGCTGATGCAAACAACATATTTATAGGAGTAGATGGAGTTAACGATTGGATATGTGACGATTATGACAGTATCGTTATATACAAAATAACCGATTTAGCTATCTCGAATACTATCCGTATGCGTATTGTCGATGAAATACCCGAAGATACGATTACATCGGTAGCCAAAGACGTTTGGTATTTTGTTCAGCCCAAAGATCTATCCAACCCAAGCGGATCAGTCATATACGATGGAGCTGAATACCCTTGCTTCGGTTCGTTCAAAGCTGAAAATGAAACGAGCTTTCAGATAAAAGGGGATTGTCGTCTTCGTCGCTGCTGGAAGGATGATTTTGAATTAAGTACAGATCCTGATAAAAAATTCTGGGAAAATAAACAAAAACCAATCTGGTTCGATGTCGTACCCGATGATATGCGTTGCTTGCTGAAAAAGAACAATCCATTATCGGTCGAGATGGAGTGGGATAAAGATAGAAATACTTATATCACTAGTGGACATCCTGATTTCTATGCAATGGTGGCAGCTGATAACGGTGTACCTAGACCAGCTTATGATATTACGGGTAAATATTTGCAAATAGAACTGGTTATCTCAACTCTTAATCCTATGTAATAATGATTTCCGAAACAATAATACAAAAATATGTTGAAAATCTTAAAGCTGAAGGAATTACCGTTGATACAAGTCATGTAAGATATTTATTAGATCAAGTTAATCCGATAATAATCAATAAAGCCAAGACAATCCTCCTTCCCATAATAGGGAAGGAAGGGCTTTTGATGGGACTTAATACCAGCGATGGTAGTTTATTTAGCTTTAATTTTGAAAGAACAAGTTCGGCTACCTATTTGGGTGAAAATAAAAAGCTTCAGAAAGTAGAAACCAACATTCCTCGAATAGATTACTTTCAGTATCAAAAAGGAGTACCTCATATCCTGATTGAGAGAGAAAAGACAAATCTGATAGACAAATGGGTAGAGAATAGTGGGGCAAGTATAAAGGAAACTGATATTTCTTGCTTAGGCATGTACAAATACAAACGTATTCATAAGCCTTCAACTTCGACAACGGGATCTTTAGGAATCTATTGCAACTCCGACGAAAACAATATTTCAGCCACGTTTGCAGTAAAAAAGGATTTATCTGATAATTTTCATTTAGCTATACATAATGCATCAGGAAGCGGGGCTAGTTTTTCCCAATTCAAAAGCCAGTTCGAACTGGCTACAGTTGCAAGGGAGTATAATAATTTTTCGCTAAAAATATCTCCGGATCAAGAGGAAGATATTATTGAAGTTGAAACAGGAAGATTTTCATCAATACCTCCTTATCTTCTTTTCTATGCCGGAAGATGGAATACAGCTATCGAGTCGAGCGAATATATTGGCCGCGTACAAATTGAGTATGGTAAAGCCACTTCGTATATCCCGGAAGATATTGTCGACAAGACAAGAAAGACAGACCACCTTTCGGTGGATATTCTACGAAATAGTGATTTATACATTAGCTCTACCAAAAAAAATTATTTTTTACCAAACAAACAAGGGAGAATTAATATTGACGAGTATCTTGAAAATGAAGGCATTCTCTATTTAGCAATATTTTCGGAAGGGGTTCTTAACTATAGTGATATTATAAAATTATCAGAAACAGAGTTCGAAAATGGTCGACCACCCGTATCTACAGACGATGGAGCTATCAAGAGCGTTTCTATCACAACGAGTAAAAGTCTCAAAGCTGAATCGGCTAGCATCCAAAGCGTATCGGTATCACAGTCCGAAGCACAAGAAAATGAGGTACCATCGATATCGTCTGTATCAATCAGTACAAGTCGAGTTGAAGGACGAATATACGGAGGATTTTTGTAAACAACTACTAATCTATGAAACAAGGGTAGCTTCTAGCCGGAAGTTACCCTTATTGTGTTAATAATATGATTGACTGTCACAAAACTTTATCTATAACAGAAAAGATATGAATCAACAATTTCTTATTATCCAAACCCTGCTGACTGGCGATTATCAAACGGCACGCATTGATGCTGCCATCATCGGAATCATGTGGCTGCTGGTAGCAATAGCCATCGTTATCGACCTTTTTAGTGGTGTACGAAAAGCCCGCGAACGCGGCGAAATGCGCACTTCGTATGGCTTCAAACAGACAGTCAACAAGGTGGTTCTGTATTATGCTTTCATGCTTTTCGCGCTGATGTTCGATTGCATCGGGATGTTTTTTTATCCGCTGCCGGTAGTGACATTCGTTTGCGCTGCATTTCTGATATTTATCGAAGGGAAATCGGTATTCGAAAAGGCTCACGATAAGGATAAACGCAAGTTTACGAAAAGTGTTGAAGAGTTGGTTATACTACTCGAAAATAGAGAAGATCTAATAAAAGGTCTGTCGGAATTGGTCAAACAAAAAGCGGAAGAAGAAAATGACACGAGGTTATAAAAATTGCAATCCCGGAAATATTGAAAAAAATCGAGATACGTTTCAAGGCGAAGTACGTCCTTCTCAAGACAAGCGTTTCAAGCAATTCCGAACGATGGCGTATGGTTATCGGGCAATGTTCGTTACATTGGCAACTTACAACAAACGCGGGTTGAATACTATCGACAAGATCATCCGCTCGTGGGCTCCTTCGGTGGAAAATCATACCGAAAGATACATCGAGTGCGTGGAGCGTTGGTCGGGTGTCGGCCGACATAAGATATTGACCTTGAGCAACGCAAAGGATTATATCGAAATCGTAGCTGCCATGTCGCGCATGGAGAACGGAATAGAGCCAGACAAATCGGATGTAATGAACGGATTTAAACTTCAGGAAAGGATTTGCGGATGAAATATATTTTTTGTTTAATTGTTGTACTCTTTCTGACTGGATGTAAATCGAAAACGATTTACGTTCCTGTAGAATCGGTCAAAACAGAGTTTATCGATCGGCATCGGATGGATTCGGTTTTCGTACACGATTCGATATTGATACGCGCATCAGCCGATACCTTCTGGATAGAAAAATACAAGACTATTTATCGCGATCGGCTGCGTGTTGATTCTGTCATCCGAAACGACACGATACGTATTCCCTACCCCGTCATCGAAACGCGAGAAGTGAACCGACTCCGTTCGTGGCAAATTGTTTTGATGTGCTTGGGCGGTGTGTTGGTCGGATATTGGGGGTATCGAGCATTCAATTTCTTCAGATAAAAATAAAGGAGAACACCTCAACAGTGTTCTCCTTTTCTATTCCGTAGTCAGCACAAAAACTTCCTTTTTCTTCCGAAAAAGAATATATTCATTTACAAGTTGCGAACTCGCAAAATTAAACTTCGGTTCTACTTTTATCCTCTTTAATCGAAAGTATAGCGGAATAATAAAGATCGAGTAAAGCTTTTATCTGATGAACGATTTCATCTTTATCGAACGAACTTTCGTAATCGAATACAAATCGGAATTTATATTGGTCATCAAAGATCAATCTGGCTGTCGAAACTCCATCTATCTCCGTAACTCGCTGGATAATAATATCTATATTTCCCTTATTTACGGGATTCATGGCTTCTACTTTTACACTAATTTGGGTCATAGGCTTCGTATTTTATTGAATCAAAAGTAAACGGAATTATTTTCCGCACTATATTCTTTAACTTTATTTTACCTATAAAAAGATTTGTTTTATAATATAGCTACACTTTTCTCCAATCGTTTTTATTATTATCTTCGGCTAAACAAAACACAATACATTAGACCTATGAAGATAACCGCTTTCGCGGGCAGCAACAGCTCGCACTCGATAAACAGACAACTAGTAAGATTCGCCTTGAGATATTTTCCCGAAGCTGAAGTAAATCTTTTGGATCTCAACGACTACGAAATGCCGATCTTCTCGATCGATCGCGAAGAAGAGGGATATCCGCCTCAAGCTGAAAAGTTTATCGATCAGATGACTGATGCCGATATTATTATCTGCTCCATATCCGAGAATAACCGCACCTACTCGGCTGCTTTCAAAAATGTATTCGACTGGTGTTCGCGTATTGATATGAATATTTTCAAAAACAAGCCAATGTTGCTGATGACAACTTCGCCAGGAGGATATGGAGGTGGCAATGTGATGAATGCTGCTAAAAATTTCTTTCCGGCATGCGGAGCCGAGATCAAAGAAACTTTTTCGTTACCGCGTTTCTATGCCAATTTCGACGAAGAGAAAGGTATAACTAATAACGAATTATTACAAGATTTCGAAACCATAATCAATAAATTCAAAGAGCAAATAAGTAATTCTCTTTGATAAATCATACTCATTGTTCGGTATCAATAAAAGAAGGATTAGTTATTTGGCTAATCCTTCTTTTATTGATATAATATATAGCCTAAATCTGAAACTTTATTTCGACAGCATACTATAAAGAAATACTATGATGACATCAGATATCTGCATATTGTCATATTGTGCAACACAAAAACCAATATACACACATTGTGAGACTGCATAAAAACAGAAACTGAACAATCAACCCGATATGCGATTCTTTCAAAACAAACACACAAAAAATGACTCTTACGATCTCCATTGAAAACATTAAAAATTAAGATATTTGCACTCATTATATTTATCTAAAATATCAAGTTTGTTATCATGCTGTCATTTCATATACATCTATAATTTTTAAGAGAAGAATAGCATAGTCGCCAAGCTTCCGACGCTTTACGCACTACTATTCCCCAATATTTCCAAATACACAATTTTCACATCGGACACAAATTTATAAAAGGATAATTCATTATATGAAAACAAAACTCGTACGTCTAGTCCTATATGCATTACTTATTACAGCAACAAGTAATTACGCTTCAGCGCAAGTAACAATAGGACTTGGGGATGCTCCTGAAAAAGCAGCTTTATTACAAGTAAAAGATTACTCGCCCAAAGAGGGAGAAACTGTCGCTCCGGGAGGAATAACGGCAGAAAAAGGAGGAATCTTACTGCCACGTGTCGAGTTGGTAAAAAGAACAGAGTTATATCCTTTCTTTACCAAAGAGTATGCTACAACTTTGGTTGACGAATATGCCGTCGAAAAGCTAAAACATAAAGGACTTACAGTATATAACATAAATCCTGTTGAGGAAGAAGATCTCAAAGAAGGTTTCTATATCTGGAACGGCGAAGAGTGGAACCAAATGCAAGAATCTCCAACCAAAGCAAAAGCTCAGGTAAACTGTTCACGAATCAAAGTAAATGGAACTTACTATGCTGGCATTGCATTGAATCCAAATAGCAATTCGATCGCTATTCGTTTGCACGTTAGCAAAAAAGGGATCTACCAATTCCTTGGCAGATCGGGCAATGGATATAATTTTCAAGCCAGCGGTACTTTTGATGATGACAATACCGAATACACAGTTGTTCTGGAAGGTATAGGTACTCCATTCGAGCCTACAGCTGCGGGTACTAAAGATAAAGTCGAATTATTCCTGAACGGAGAGCCTCTTATTTGTTCCGAACTGAATACTGCAGGCGAAACTACACCTGCATTTGCCGAAGTAGAAGTACTTTCGCCCATCGTGACCTATACCATCGAATGTGGTAAAATAACAGTCAACGGCGATTATATGGTAAGACAAAATGCCGACGAAAGCCACTATGCATCACTACCCGTAGATGTACAGTACGGCGATCCTAACAACAAGCCACTCATCATTGAGACCGAAAATATAAATGGTCTCAAATTTATCTGCCAAACCATACTTGACCCAAATACGACTAACGAACTCAAATTTCAGGCTGTAGGCACACCCCGCCAAACTGGTATTTTCAACTACAAATTTACGACTACCGGAGCCAATGTTGTTACTTGCAGTTTCGATGTAGAAGTAAAAACCACATTAGGCAGTTTCGACGATCCGGCTAAAAGCTGTTACACGATATATCAAGAAGGGGATATGGCTGATGGCGAATATTGGATCGGAAGCGGAAGTGGATCGCCCGTGAAAACATTCTGCGACATGACTAATGGAGGTTATACACTTATATGGTCATATTCGGAAAAAGTTTGTAGAACCGGTGGAGGTATCTATGGATCAACTACAAGCATGAGTATCGCCAGTTCGAACCAAAACCTAAACGTTTCGCAACCAAGAAATGTGGTAACTACCGAAGATGGAACAATCGACTATAACGATTATCGTCTTGACAAGCCAACCATGCAGGCGGCAAATAGCGGCGAGAAGAAATATCGTGTTCGTATAGCCTATCTGCCTACTAAGATGGACGATTATTGGGGAAATTACAATTATTTCGAAACCGAAGGTAACGACAACATCCAAGGAACAGTTGGAGGTTCAAACCAAGTAATAAGAGGAAAACTATTCGGTATATCATACAGTCAAAATGGGGATAACAATAATGCCAATTATGGAGGTGTAGCTACCGGTGCAATCTGGAGCTATATACCCGGAGGAGGTTATGGTGACCACTGGGATGCAGGTTTCCGATTCAACAATCCAACTGGCTCAAATCAAAGGACAACAAGCATTATGTACGATTACGATGGCAAACCATTTAAAATCTCATTCGACGCACGCGGATTCAACGACCTATTCGGGTCTCATCTCGAAGATGAAATGAATCATTTTTGGGGAAAATGCGGAGCAACCTCTGACGATTATTCATTTACCAACTCAGGATATGACCGTTGTTCATCGGCAACCCTTCAGCCACACTCATTCAACAATGGCCAGGGACGCTACTTACAGTGGTTTGTCAAATAA